GCGACGGCCATTGCAATCGCAAAACCTTGTCCCGCTGCGTTAATTGTGTCTCCTGCTGCATTTAAATAAACAGCTTTACTTGCCGGCAATGTACAGAATACATCTTTAGTACCAGACGTAAAACTTACTGCTGCATCTCCATTAGAACTTGAAATGATAGTATCTCTTGAAAGAGTGTCTGTAGCTGCATCGGTTACTGTTCCAATTCCCACTTCCCATTCAGTTGTTCCTTGATTAAAAATTGTATAGTAGGTTGTATTAGCTGTACCAATCCCCGCAACAAAACCTTCAAAGCCACTTACAACGCCAGCTAAATCAAAAGTGCCTGTTCCAGTTGTTGTACTCGATTCTTTTACTCTGTCATTTATAACTAAAGCCATTTTTATTTTCTCCTATTAACTCATGCTTATAATTGCATCAGCTGGTGTTGATGGATCAGGGAAAGTAACTTTAAATGTACCTGCCGTAGCAGTTTTATTTCCTGAAAAATCCAACGCCACACATAATTTGTCTCCTTGGGTATCATTATAGATTGCTCCATACGCTGCAGTAAAAGTAGCTGTTGTCCAAGTCGCATCCGCAAAATCACAAGTTGCAACTGCCCCTGTAGAAACAACTGCATTACTACCTAAAGCTTTTCCAGTTGTCGTATATCCTACATAAGGTAGTGAAGCACTCACTTCACTTGTCGCTGAATAAACAGTACTCGATGTATTATAGGGTTGAGCCGTATACAATGCTAATTTAAAACTATCTCCTCCGGATGCAAAATTATGCGTTCCCGTGAATAGTTCTCCACGAAATGCAAAAGGTATTATGTTTGCCATATTTTTTTATCTCCTTAAAAAGTTGATGGTGATTCCGATTTAATGGGAAGACGAATAACTCCATCTTGGTATTCGTTTCTGCGTCTACGACCCATTTGTTCAGTCGCATACGTTTCAAGAGCTTCTTTATATTGCCCTTGGTAATATTGTATCATATCCATGGGGCCTTTCAAGTACCCATATGCATTTACTAGACTCGCGTATAAAAGTAAATCCTGATATTTATTTGATAGATAGGTTCCAGTCGTACTGACCGAAGCATCGGTTAAACTTGTGGGCTCTTTATTATAGGCTAAAGTAATAGCATAAGCTGTATCTGGTGTAGGAGCTACAACCCAATAGTTTTCATCCCAATTTGCATAATATTTAGGAATACTAGTAGAAGATGAACTTGGAGTCGCATAATATTCTGCCATAAAACTAGGGTCTCTTTGTTCTAAATAAACTTGATCTCCATCATCGTTGGTTAATTGAATATATCTAATGACTCTTAAATCTGATGGAATCGTTACATATCTATTCCCAATAACCATCGTTGAGGTAGCATAGAATCGTTCTAGATCAGCATCAAAAGATCTATAAATTTTATTTTCAGCATTAATAATTAATGGATTTACAACAGCAGTACTAAAAACCGTAGTTCCTACTTCTGTATATCCCCTAATATCATCTTGTAAATTTGCTAAAGTGTATGTTAATCCTGATGGCATATTATTGTGGTCCTATCGTTTTTAAAGTAACTGGTCCTGAAGATGTATTATAGCCACCTCCACTGATTTGTCCAGTAGTCGCTGTTCCTCCGCTATTTAAATAGTAATAATTATCTGGAGTTAAAAGATTTCGTACAGCTGCTAAAATTAAATGTGTAGCCGCCGTTGATCCATGAGATCCTCTTTTAGCTCCGGTTAAAACACTGGAACTAATTCCAGTATAAGTAATAATTTCAGTTCCAACTAAAATAGCATTAGTAGGAGTTCCATTAGGATTATTAACTGTAGGAATAAAAGGTCCACTAGTTTTAAAATTAGTTGAGCTTGTTAAAGTAATCCCACTGGTTGTCGTTGTATCAGTAATTGCTGCAGCTAAAGTTGTAGTTACCGAAGTATATTTTCCTGGAACTACAGAAAATCCTGCGGCCCCACAAATAGTAGCTCCAGATATTCCATCTATATTTGCAATATTAGCAAAGCCAACAACGGGAGTTCCTGCAATCGGACCATCCAACCCTACAGTATCAGCACTACCGGTTCCAGGGGAAGTCGTAGGGGGTCCTCGAAATCTTACGGTGTTACCATAAGTTCTTTGATGATCTACTGAATATGTATTTATAAGTCCTGAAGCTGCCGCATAAGTAGTTAAAGGGTTAAAAGATAAAAATCTTAAAGCATCGGGTGAAGGTTGTTGTGTTCGTGTTTTTGTTAAAGCGGTTGGATCTGCTGCACTTGGTTTAGGATCCAATTGTGGTTGCTTAGATTCAAATTCAGAATAGTGTACAAACAATCCATTCCATTGTGTAACCATTTCATTCCATGGAAAAGACTGACCACTAATATCTGAAACTGCTAATGCAAATTTTCCTTGTGCAAATCGTGCCATAATTAAATACTAGGATAGTATGTCTTCGGAGTAATATAAGTACTATTGTCCGAACCATCCGCTGCCTCCGCTCTTAAGATTTCATCTTCATAAAGTAATTTTAAATTTTGTGTTCGATCAGGTGCATATTTCATACTAAGATAATAAGATAAACCTGCACACATACATGGAATATAATAATAAGGAACATCCGCCGCATTCGTATAAGCGCCGGCATCTTCTATTCGGCTCATGTAGTAAAATTGAATTCTGTCTCCGGCCTGACTAGAACTTGGAGTTGTGTATAAAGTAACTGTAACTTTATCTATAAATCTTTGAACCCAGTATTGTGAGGGTTGTCCTAAGGCTAATTTATTTGATAAAGCAGAATATGTTGATCTTGAAATTTTTGTTAAAGGACTATCGGATTGACTTGTTGTACCTGCACTACTTCTATAAGATGCTTCAAAAATATCATCGGTACCATATAAAGCGGCACCTGCACTATTTAATAAAGTTGAAGTTCCATCGGCACTTGAACGATAACCAATGTATTCATTAGTAGAAGCGACAAGAGTTAAATAACCATCTCCAATTTCCCAGAGATGAATTCCTCTGTTGGCCCACTCTTGAAACATAATATTCAACGAGCGTCTGGCAGTTTTTAACTGGTAACCAGCGACTCCTCTAATACCACATCTCTCGAAAGCCTCTTCAATAATATCATCAATTGCAAACGTTTTCCCGAACGTTGCTGTTCCGGAAGTAGTATTAGCCATTTAGCCTCCTACGCTCCAGTAATTGTTACTGTAACACTTCCGCCTGCTCCAGCTAAATTGTAAACAATTCCATCCTTAAATACAATACCTGAACCTGGAACATAAACTGCTAATCCTTCAGTTCCAAATTTAAAAGTTGCTTTTAAATTACCAGCTGCTGCAGCTCCTGATGTCGCGGCATCATATAAAAGTAAAGTAGACGCTGCTATTCCTAATCCTTGAATAGACGTGACTCTGGCTCTGCCTGCTCTTGAAAGAGTATCTGCTCCTATTGTAGCTAAGTTAAGGGTTGTTTGGTCACTTGTAAAACTTGACATATTTTTATCTCCTTAAAAAGTGCTCCCGAAGGAGCACTTTAATTAATTATTAACCAACGTCAGCGTTTTGAATATAAGTAACTGTTAACCAACCAACACCTGCTCCCAGGTTATCATAAGTTAAAAGTAATCTTCTATCTGTTGTACCAACGTCTGCCCATGCATCAACTCTCGCTTTATTAGCTCCAGCTGTAATATCAATAATACCTAAAGTACCACCAGCTATTGCTTGAGCTGCTGTAAATGCAGTTGCGTCGCCCACATAACCTAAGCCAACTGTACTTCCAACTCCGCTCCATATAACACTTACACTTAATGCTGCAGAAACCAATTGGCTATTTGCAGGAATTATAATATTTGTTGTAGAAGTAGCAGCTACTTGAGTAATAGCTTCTGTTTGTGACATTAACACATGACCTGTATTTTTCATATTCGTCCCAACAGTAGTACCTGTAGTATATTTAATACCACCGGCTAATATTGGACCCGAAAAAGTTGTATTTGACATAATATTCCTCCTAGAATATTTAAATGTAGTCCCTAGGGGATAGTCGACTATACGCGTCTACATTTAAGTTTTATTTAATAATGTATAGTGATTAAAATATATATGAAATTTGAGTAGAGTGCAAGAGATCCTACAGTAAAAGTACGATTTCAGCGATGTGGCGTTTATCTAAGTTGCCACAGAAACTTGGGCAGCTGAATCACTGATTTTGTTTTCTCTATCAGCAACTTTAAACTCTTCAGCTTTGATCTGGGTGATGATACTTCTAATTTTCTCATCAATGTCGACCATATTAAGAGTATATTTTCCGTGTTGATTATACTCATACTGCCACCCTAACTCCAAGGACCGTTTTTGTTTGTACAGGTCTTCGGTCATGATTAACCTCCTCATAGGTTATTCTACGGGTGTCTCGAAACATTCCCGTTGATTCCCATTTTACACTTTTTTCTCCCACTTTGTCAAGCACTGCTTGCTCAATAGATGGACCATTATCTTCCGCTAAAACTTCAAATTTAGCGTGGTAATCATAAGCCCATATGTGTACTAGGAAATTTTTCATATATTCACCCTTATAAAGTAAAAAGGGGCCGTTTTAAGGCGGCCCCTTAATTTGTTAGTTATTAAGCACCTTCAACACCGTAGATACCTCTAGGGTCGGATACTCCAAACGAGTATCTTTCTCTAGCTTTGTATCTTACGTTGCCTGTTGAGAAATCGCCTTCCATTTTAGTTTGGATAGGTAATCTTTCAAAGTACTTCATACCATTAGGCACGTCAGTGTTAATGTACCAAGAATCAGTATCTGTTAGATAGTGATTTACTCTGTATCCTTCAGGGATCATTCCCATATTCTTAAGAGCATTGATATCATTATCAGCTGTACCAACTCTACCTTGAGATTTTAACAATCTCTCAGCATTGAATTGGTTTTCAGAAGGAACAATCATTTTCATTCCTCTAGCTGCGATTTTAAGACCTCTTTCATCAGTTAGTGCAGCAATGTCAATCAATGCTTGCTCTAGTGATGTTTCGTTAAGATCTGCCTGTGTAGTTAACGTGTTTGAAAAAGTACCAGCGATTGTTGGGTGTGCTGTATTGAACAAAGACACGGCATCGCCAGAATCATAGTTATCTGTAGTAGGTAACCCTTGATTCAAAGGCACTGCGGCTTTGATCTGTTTAGCATTTGCCATCGATCTCGCTAGCGCTTTTGTATAACGAGACGAAAGTCTGTCATACAAGTTGTCTTCCATTGCTTCTTCAGTCAAAGCGAATGCAAGAGCCACTGTTTCGTTAGTGTATCTTGCAGTAAATGTTTCTTGTGCATTGTCATATGCAACAGCCGAACCCTCAGGTTTGACATATGCATTAGCAAAGCCAGATAACATTACTTCTTCTTCAAAAGCTCTGTCAGATGATTCAGTAACATAAATTTCTTTATGCTCCTGGTCATATCTTTTGTATTCCAAGCCGAATAGTGCATTCAAACCTGGCTCTAGTTCTTTAACTAGTTGTTGTCGTGATATTGCCATAATTTATTTACTCCTATTAAGCCGCACCGGCAGTTCCAGAACCAAATAAATGTTCACAAATCTGAACACGCCAATTTACATTAGCTGCTCCGATTTCGTCATTTTCTGGGTCTCTAGAGACACCGATAACTTTAAGTTGTGCTGGACCTGCTCCAAAAGTATCTGCAGATTCAGCGGTTGATAATCCGTCTCGAGTTCTACCACCATTCGAAGCAAGATCACAAGTCATGTAAATGTCTGCTTGAGCAGAAGCACCTGCAGCAGCTGATTGAATTTCAAACATCTGCATTGGGCTGTCATAAACAAAACCCTCGATATCTTTACTTGAAGGAGGTGTTACACTCCCAGGATAGTAGTTCTTAAACGTAGGTTTTAGTGTAGTCGGATCAACATAAAAACATCCCCAGAAAGCACCCACATTTAAAACGTCAGTGAGACCAGCAATATCAATATATCCAGTAGTAGTTGCGCTTACTAGAGAACCTTGATACATCGCGCTGGCTTCACCGGCATCAATCCAATGTGAACTGAATCCAGTAGAGTCATCTTGTTGTCCAACTGTCTTTAACGGTCTAAGACCGAAAGCGGCATCTTTATTTGCCATAGTTGTTTCCTCCGTTGTCACCTGTCCCGAAGGACCTCCAGTGACGGTTAATTTAAATTCGTTGATTAGTAATTGTTAAAAAACTCTTACTTACCACCGAAAGATTTGCTAGAGCGGCTATCATAGCTGATAGGCATGCTCGGGTGCTGTTCCTTCAGTAAATCGGTTTTGAGAGCATCATCTCGTTCTTTAGCTTTGTCGCTATAGTACTTCTGACGTGCCTCGGCGATCTC